ATACGTCAAACACAGCAGCATTGCAGACTGTGGAACGACAGGACGCAAACTCGCTGTTGACTTCTATGGAGGCAACTGTCGTGTCGGCGGTGGCTCTCCATGGACGAAAGACGCATCAAAGGCAGACCTGACGCTCAACCTCGTTGCCCGCCACACAGCAAAGGCATACGCTAAGAAAGAGGGGCGCACCTGTTACGCCTCCCTCGCCTGTTGCATTGGCCGCAAAGAGGTTGACCTGCTCGTTCAGGATGACAGAGGTCGGGTGTTGGCTCAGGGCGTGAGACCCCTTGACCCGACAGAGATTTGCCAACAGTATAAACTCGACACCCCTCTGTATGCTTCGATGTGCCGTTGGGGTCTGTTCGGGGAGTATCAAACCGATAAAGCATGGGAGATTGTATTATGAAAACAGAGATTGTAAAACTGTCACAGATTCAGGTCAACGGTTCAAACCCTCGAATTATCAAGGATGATAAGTTCGACAAACTGATAAACAGTATTCTTGTGTTGCCGAAGATGTTGGTCTTGCGTCCAATCGTCGTCGATGACACGTTTGTTGCTCTTGGCGGTAATATGCGTTACCGTGCGCTCTCAGCCATTGAGGACATGAGTATTGAGGAAATCAACAACCGCCTGTCAGGTATGCGAGACTTCCAACGCAAGACTGAGGCTGAGCAAGAGAAACTTTCCTTGTATTGGGCGACGTGGAAAGACAACCCGACGGCTCCGATTATCCGTGCCTCTGAACTGTCAGAGGACGAACAGCGAGAGTTCATCATCAAGGACAACGTCGGCTTCGGTGAGTGGGATATGGACGCTCTCGCCAATGAGTGGGACAGCGCAGACCTCTTGGATTGGGGTCTTGACGTTTGGGACGATGACTATTCCAACGGCGACGGCTCAGGGTCAGGGAACGGCGACGGCTCAGGGTCAGACGAGACCAAGAGCCTGAATGACGCTTTTGTCGTTCCACCGTTCAGTATCTTTGACAGCCGACAGGGATATTGGCAAGAGCGCAAGAAGATGTGGCGTGAGCGTATCGGCGATATGGCTGAGAGCCGCACCGCAAAACTCGTTCAGAGCGTCGAGATGCGATACAAAGACCTCTATACCCGCACCATGAAGCACCGTAAGGAGTTGGGTATCACTTTCAAGGAATATATCGAAAAGTACGTTCCGAAAGAGGTCTTGGAACATGAGGACAAAAAGGTGCTGTCTCAGGGTGTCAGCATATTCGACCCTGTGCTGTCTGAGATTTGCTGCAAGTGGTTCACTCCCTATGAGGGGGCAAAGATGTTTGACTGTTTCGCAGGGGACACACAGAAAGGCTTGGTATTCGGTATGTGCGGCTTTGAGTTTACAGGCGTTGAACTGAGACAGGAACAGGTCGATATCAACAACCGCGTTATCGCTGAGCGTGGTCTGCCTATCCGCTATATCTGCGATGACGGTCAGAACGTCGCCAAATACTTTGAGCCTGAGAGCCAAGACATGCTGTTCTCTTGCCCGCCATACTATAACCTCGAAGTTTACTCAGACCTCGAAAACGACGCTTCCAATCAGGGAACGTATGAGGAATTTATCGCTATCCTGAAGAACGCCTATACCTCTGCCCTCTCCTGTCTCAAAGAGGACAGATTCGCCGTTATCGTCGTGGGCGATGTCCGAAACAAGACCAACGGTGCCTATTATGACTTCGTCGGTGACATCAAGCGCATCTTCCGTGAGGCGGGGGCTGCTCTGTATAACGAAATTATCCTTGTGGAAATGTCATCATCCGCAGCCCTCAGAGCGGCAAAGAGTATGGAGAGCCGAAAGGTCTGCAAGACGCATCAGAACGTCTTGGTGTTCTATAAGGGCGACCCCTCAAACGTCAAAAAGGTGTTCAAGCCTATCACGCTGTCTCAGGAAGAAAACGAGGCTATGGAGAAACTCATTGGCGACGTGTCAGAGCCTCAGGGAGAGACAGAGGGCGCACCCGCTGACGATGACGAGGCCAACGACCTGATGCGTGAGTTGAACGACTTTCGCAAGCCCTATATGAAAGACCGCCTCATTGCCTATGAACATTACGGCAAAATCAAGGAGGCTTTGATGACAGGCGACATTCATATTGAGCGCGACCCTGACACGAACGAGATTATCGGTTACCTGTGGCTTGAAAACCTGAAAAAGAAGCCTCTGAGCCGTATCTATGAGATTTGCTCTGCCCGAAAGGGTCTTGGACGCAAACTCGTTGAGTATGCTATCGAGAACCGCACTCACGACACCCTGCAACTCTATGTCGTTGACTATAACGACAACGCTATCAGCTTCTATAAGCACATGGGCTTTGTTGAGGTTGAGCGTGAGACAGGCAAGAAGATAAACAACATCACAATGGAATATCGCCCTGACAATGCAACAGTTGAATAATATTCCTGAGGACTATCGCCTGACGAGATATTTCAAGCCTTTCTATGAGGCATACTCGGTCAAGGCTCTGCCACGCACTCTGACGGTCAACCCCCGCCTGAGGCGTGTGCTTTCGATAGTCAACGAAAAGGCGGCTCTCCCGCTCTCAAACTGTAAGGCTGATAACTTCACTCTCCCTTGCAATGAAAAGACCATGTGCGGCTCAAAACAGGCGTATGTGGCCTTTTCAGGCGGCAAGGACTGTCTCGCAACAGCCATCCGTGCCAAGCAAGACGGCTATCAGCCCACTCTCGTCTATATCGGCGGTGTCAATAAGTCGCTCCCCTCTGAGCGGCGACACGCTGAGGACGTGGCAAAGGCTGCGGGCTTCCCGCTCGTCACGGTCAAGATAAATATCGGCGGCACGAAAGATTGGAACGAACACCCTTTGAAGAACATCCTTATCCTGTGTCTGCTGATTGACGAGGGGCTGCGTCACGGTGTCACGGCTTACGGCTTCGGTTCGACCTTTGACGATGACAGCACCTATGGCTCTCTTGACTATGACCTGTCGGACAGTTTCGATATGCTGAAAGCGTTTGCTCATTTCGTCAGGGGCTTCATTCCTGAGTTCCGACTGTTGCATTATATGTGCAACACCATGCAGTCTTTCTATACGGTTGTCCGCTATGACAAGAGCATCATCCCCCTGCTGTCAACGTGTATCACGCCTGACTTCCGAAAGCCGATGATACGCAAGCATAACATTGAGAAATACGGCGCAGACGTTATCTCAGCAACAGGCTGCGGGTCTTGCTATAAGTGTGCCGACGAATATCTGTTCAAACAGAAGTTCGGCCTCGTTCGCTATAACTCTGAGTATGCCAAGCGGTGCTGTCAGGCCAAGGCAGCGTTTGACCGCACAGGTAACTATCGACAGGATTTCACATTTGACAAAAGACGCTATAACCGTTGGGGCGGCGCGTTCACAGATGACGTTCAGGTTCTGTGCGACAGATGCGGCTATTATATTGGTCGCCTGACGTATGACAGACCAACAGGCAAGTGGTTCACGTATGAGGCATACGGCCACCGTCATTATCAGGAACGCGACGAAGCCGAGCGCGTCTGTCAGCGTCTCAAATCACTTTACAGGCTATGAGTAAGTCATCACATCAGAGACAAAACCAAATCAAGGAGGGACGGCTTGAAATCGTCTCGCAACTGTATAAACGCGGCTATTCGTACCGCAAAATCAGGGAAGAGGTCATGCGTCGGCTTGACCTTTCAACCTATTCTATCTCGACGGTTCAGAAAGACATTGATACGCTCCTGAAAGAGTGGCGTGAGAACCGCATCAACGACACGAACGACCTATTGGAACTTGAACTTGCCCGCATCGACGAGACTGTGAAAGAGTTGTGGGAACAGTGGGAAAAGAGCAAAGAGGACTATACACGATCAACGCGGACACAGAAAGGTGCCCCTGTCAGGAATGAGGGCAACGAAAACGGCTCTCAGGGTCAGGGCGAGGAACGTCTGAGGACTTTCAGCGTTGAGCGCAAGACTCAGAATGTCGTTGGCCTCGGCAACACGGCATATATCGCAGAGATACGTCAACAGTTGGCTGAGCGTCGAAAGTTGCTTGGCCTCTATGCGCCTGAGAAGCGAGACCTCTCAGGGTCTATGTCCTTTGCGGGCTTCCTTATGGAGAGCGGAATGCTTGATGCGGCAGAGCAAGAGGCGGGGCAACAGACGGCCACAGACGCAAAGTAGCGGCCACTGTCGCGTTTTCTCTGCCTCATTGGTGTAACTGACCGTATGACGAGAGAAACGCCGCGAGAGATAACGTAAACAGCGAAATTGGAATATGAGAGACGAAGAAATACGCAGACGCGGTGTCGCGCTCATGGATTCTTGGCGGGCTGATTGGAATAAGTTTGTCCGCGAAGCCCTCGGCGTGACGCTTGACCGTGAGCAGCAAGAAATCCTTGCGTCCGTTCAGCACAACCCAAGAACATCGGTTGCCTCAGGAACGGCACGCGGAAAGGATTTCGTCGCTGCCTGTGCCGCTGTGTCTTTCCTATACCTTACCCCGCGTTGGAACACCCGACGCGAACTCGTTGAGAACACAAAGGTCGCCCTGACAGCACCGACAGACCGTCAGGTACGCAACATCATGATTCCTGAGGTAAGCCGACTGTATAACAGGGCAAAGCAACGCGGCATCATACTACCTGGCCGTCTCACGACATCGGATATCCGAACACCAAACGACGAATGGTTCCTGACAGGCTTCAAGGCTGACGAACACAACCATGAGGCATGGTCGGGCTTCCATGCAGTCCACACGATGTTTGTCATCACAGAGGCGACAGGTATTGGCGACGATACGTTTGCCGCTATCGAGGGTAACCTGCAAGGCGACAGCCGCATTCTGCTTGTGTTCAACCCCAACACCCCTGTTGGCTATGCTGCCCGCTCACAGAAAGGCGACCGTTGGGCAAAGTTCCGTTTGAACAGCCTGACGGCACCGAACGTCGTTGAGCGTCGGCAGGTTATCTCAGGACAGGTTGACTATGCATGGGTTCTCGATAAGGTTCAGCAATGGTGTACGCCTATCAGACCTGAGGAACGGACGGAAGAATTTGATGACTTCGAGTTTGAGGGTCAATGGTACCGCCCTGAGGACTTATTCCGCAAAAAGGTGTTGGGTAAGTTCCCGAAGGTGGCCGATGACGTTCTCATACCGCAACAGTGGATTGAGGCCGCTCAGGAACGGTGGCAGCGTAATCAGCGTGAACCGCTCTCGTCAGACAACCGTATGCTTGGCGTTGACGTGGCGGGTATGGGTCGAGACAGCACCGTGTTCTGTGAGCGTGTCGGACAGTGGGTTGCGCCTCTGACCTCTCGCAACTCAGGCGGTCAGGCTGACCACATGGCTGTGGCGGGAGAGATTATCGCACGCCGTCGCAAACAGCCGAAGATGTTGGTAAGCATAGATACCATTGGAGAGGGCGCAGGTGTTTACAGCCGTTGCATCGAG